TCTTGATAGGTCCTTGAGTTCCAACAGGTCCGAAGATGTATGTCTTGCAAGTAAATTGCATAGTGACCAGAGTTATCTTTCTGTCATCGAAAGATCCTTCGTAGTCATCACTATAGGAAATACTATTCAATATAATAGGTATGTCCCTATAGTCTTTCATCTCATCAATCAATTTGATTGTCATTTGATATGATGGTTGGAAGACTGGAACTATCTGTTCTAGTATTTCTAAACTTTCGTCGTTGGTTTTTGATATAACATTGAGTTCAAAATCAATATTATATGGTACAGGTGTGAACTGTTTTCTTACTGTGTCCTTATCACCTGCCTTTAAGTTCATAGTAATAGGAGCAAGTTTTCTAGAACTATCATATGATATTCCTGTCATCTCAAATGACAAACGGGGAACTGTGATCGCAACCTTCTGGTTAAGATCTGCCTGTTGTTCTAGTCTTGCTAAAAATTTCTGTCGAGGACCATATGCTAGAGGAACTTTCATCCTACTATAAACTGATCCGTCTTTGTTTTCTTTTCTACATTCTATATTATTGAAGAGTGTTCCAAATCCTATGACGCACTTTCTAATAATCTTATTGTATGTGTATGCACCTAACATTATAAGTTACCTGCTATTCCAAATGGGTTTCCTTCACTGAAGTCAAGGATGTCATCTCCTTGTGTTTCAAAGGTGACAGCTTCAGAGTATTTAGGATCTGCAGTTGCCATCTCGTCCCTACTATCTAGCACAATTGTAGCCCCAGACTCTGAACCAACTATGGATTCACCTATCAGGAACGTACCAGTTGGGGACTTCAGTTTAACCCAACCTTCACTTGCATCCCACTCTACCATGTTAGCAGTTGCACCACTAGTACTACCAGTAACTGTTTCAGGTACAGTGAATGCTCCTGAAATTCCAACAGGTGCAGAACTAAACGTTGCAGTAGCAGTTGTATATCCAGTACCGCCCGCATCTATGTCCACTAACTTAACACTCTTATATCCTGAACCACCATTTACTATATTCAGTGCAGTCAATGTTCCATTGGTAAAAGTAGGAAGTATGGTTGCAAATCTACCAGGACTATCTGGAGAACTAATAACTAGGGATACTCTATCTTCATCATAACCTGCACCACCACTTACTATCTGTACTGCTCTGATCTCACCTTCTTTAACTGTTGCTCTTATGACAGCAGATGCTGTTGGTGATCCACCACTGAGTGTTATGTTGGCAAGATATGCTGTTGCAGTTGCACCACTACCATCACCAGTGATAGTAACTGTTGGTGCTTCATTATACTTAGATCCATTTTGATCAATGTAAATTTGATCTATGACTCCAGAATTTATTGTGGGAGTACCAGTAGCAGTAATACCGTTAAGAGGTAGGTAGTAATGCTTGACTGTGTAACCGTAATCCACTAGATCCTCATCACTATCAAATACATCTCCTTGCTCGTCGCTGTACTCGAATAGTTCTGCCTTCAGTTTATATACGTAACCTTTACCTAACTGGTAGAAAGGTTCTTCATGCTCTACGAATTTTATTTCAAAGTAATTACTTGTTAATGGGAAATATATTAAGTCACCTTCTTGTGGTCTCTCAGGTGCTTTGTAATCTGGATCCAGTAAAAGGAATTGAGATATAAGATCTGAAAATCTCTGAGCAGAGATAACCATAGTTATTTCATCTTGCTGTGCTACACCAAACTTTGTGAGTAGATCTCCATTGCCAGCAAATCCATCTGGGTTCTCTAGGTATGCTTCAATAATATATGCATCATTAAACTCACCAATAACTTCTTCATTGAAGACACCATCACTCTGCATTATTTCTCTAGGGCAGTAGAGTATATCCATCCCAAACATTTTGAGATGCTCTTCTACTAAGTTCTGCAATAAGAACTGTTCGTTCCTAGTGCCATGTGTAAAGTAAGTGGATCTTGCCATTAGCCAATCATATCCATAGGCATAGTCTCATAGACTGTGAGCATTTCATCTTCTAGTTTTTGTACCTTCTCTTTACCTTCGTTATAAATGAACTCACCGTTCATAGTAATTCCACCTGGTAACTGTGCTCCTTGGAACTTGATTAAGTTGGCACCCCACTGTCTTTGAATTAAGGCAGACACATATCTCTTCATCCATATATCATTGTATACTGCTGTATCTGCAGTCGGATCAATAGCACGATAACATTCCAGAACTAGGAAGTCATCTGTATTGACATCAGTTTTCCAGTCTAGATCTAAGTAAAGTTTGTTTCCTCTTAACTGAAATCTTGTTTGCTTCTGTCCCTCTAATAAGAAATATATGTCTTCTAGTCTACGGTTAACCATTTCATAGGTTAAGATTTCTGTATTGGTTAAATCCCAAAGGTCGTTAAGTCTCCACTGATAACGAACATCAAATAAGTTAGTTACGTTCTTAGATACAAATGGGAATACCTTAATCACACTAGTGACATACTCAGGCATCTTTACATAATTATTCTGTTCTGAATAGTCAACAGCAAGAGCATTAGAAGTACCAGCTGCAATAGTAGTGGTAGTATCAGTAACCATGTTATCACGCATGGCTTCACTCCACTTAATCTTTACGTGGGTTCTGATGTAACCATCACTATTTCTTTCATTGTAAAATTGGATAGCATCATCTACTAGATCATCTATCTGATCATCCTCTATGTTTATTTCTAGGACTGGTGCACCGTTTTGACGTAATGCATAATCTATCAGTCCCTGTCTTGTTGAAGCTTTAGCCATTTTAAACTGGGTTGACGTTGAATCTAATTCTTACATAATATGTAGTATTAGAGCTGAGATTTACAGCACCTGGTAAAGTATACTGTGTTAAGTTTGTTGAGTTACCAAGAGATTGGTGAACAATAGTTGCAAATGTATTTGCAGGTGAGAACTGCCAATCACTAGATGAATGCTGATATCCAGTCTTCATCGCAATAGGATCAACTTGGATCGTTGGGTTAAAGGCAGGTGTTATTGTTTGAATATCTGGTTGGTCAACAAGAGGTGTGGAAAAGTTTACTGCTGATGTGTATGAACTTTCCAAGTTTGCATTGTCTCTAAATTTAACCTGTACAGAATATGTAACATCAAAATCTAAAGTTCCTGGTGTCACTGTGAATGATGTTTTATTATTCTCATCACCATTTGGTAGTGTGTTAGTTGTATCATATACAGTTACGTTGTCTGCAACTCTTCTAATTCTCCAGAAGGTTGCCTTATGTGTTGAACCTGCATACTCAGATACAAATGGAGCAGTTGTAATAACTGGTTGTCTTGATAATGTTTTATTAGTATCAGTATCAATAAATGGAGATACAGATGCTGGTGCTGATACAAATTCAGATTCATTAACTGTTAGAGTAGCAGCATTAGATGTTACTGAGGTTGCTGCTGTATTAGATAACACACAACGGAATTGCTCGCTTGGTGTTGTTGGATAAGTTGTTGCGGGTGTAGTATAAGTTGATGAATTAGCACCATTTATATTTGACCAACTTACTGCATTGTCAACAGACTTCTGCCACTGGTATGATATAACATCACTGGTTATTGATGCTCCAATATTAAATGTTGCAGTGCCACCCTCAATAACAGCCTGTGACTGTGGATGAGTTTGAATAGTGATAACACGTAGAACAGTTAATACTGCAAAGTTAGAAGTTATGGATGCTGCTGCTCCAACAAGAGATGCCACACAACGATAACGATCATTTCCATCATCAGCATATACTAGAGTTGGTGTGGTATATGCTGCTGAGGTTGCTCCACCAACAGGTGCATAGTTTGCACCATTGTCATCAGATCTTTCCCACTGGTAAGTTGGGGCACCACTGGATGTTGATGTAGTAATTGCAAAGGTTGCAGTACCACCTTCATTAGCAGTTGCGTTAGATGGTTGTGCTGTAATAGAGTATGTTCTTTGGACTGTCAGTGTAACTGCATTAGTGGTTGCATCTGCTGCAGCACCTACTGCTGATATAACACAACGATACTGATCATTATGATCTACTGCGTATGTTGTTGCTGATGTTGTATAAGATGCTGAGGTTGCTCCTCCAACTGGTGAAAAACTGTTACCTCCATCATCTGATCTTTCCCACTGATATGTGACACTAGGTGAATGTGATGATTGACCTTCAGCACCACCGCCACCTCCACCAGAAGGTGTATCAAAACTTTCTACATCAAAGGATGATGTTGCAGCATTACCACCGACAGGTGCCATAGTAACACCACCAAGTGTGGTGAATGTTGCAGTCTGAGTTTCATCAACTGTCTGAGGAGTTGGTTGAGTAGAGACAACTACTGTTACAGTTTCTACTTGTAATGTAGCAGCATTAGATGGAAGTTGTGTTGCACCTGGTGCTGAAAGTAAACAACGATATTGATATTCATCTTGTGTTGTTGTTAGTGTCTCAGTAGTATATGTTGAAGTAGTACCACCAGAACCTGTTGAAACATTAGACCATGACGAACCACCTGTGATAGATACTTGCCATTGGAATGTGATGTCTCCTGCATCATTATCAGATGTAGTAGCAGCAACACCAAAGGATTGAGTACCTCCAACCGCACCAGTTGCATTGACTGGTTGTGAAGTTATATTGATTGTTCTCTGTACTAAGTTACGTGCAACGCTTGATGTTACATTAGTAGCACCAGGACATGAGACTATACAACGATAGTAGTCACCATAGTCGGCATCGTATGTGGTAGCAGCTGTGACATATGTTGCTGCAGTTCCCCCAGTAGAAGTATAATTTACGCCATCAAGGTTTTCAGATTTCTGCCAATCAAATGTAAGTACAGCACCATCTGCAGTAGAACCAGCAATAGTAAATGTGGCAGCTGCGGGTGCCATTGGTTGTTGATCAGTTGGTTGATTACTTATAGTAATGACTCTGAATACTGTTAGTGTAACTGCATTTGTATAGGATGGTTGAACAGCAGTAGCAGTATCCATCTTACAACGGAACTGATATGTGTTCTTCAAGAAGTCATCATCTACTGTTAAAGTATTTGTTGTTGCTCCACTATATCCACCACCGTTAGTTACGTTAGACCAACCAGCACCACCATTAGTTGATACTTCCCATTGGAATGTAATGGTAGATCCATCAGAACTAATACCAGATACAGGACCAAACGTAGCAGTATTACCAGAACCTGCTTCAACAGAAGCACCACTTGGTTGCTGTGTAACAGTAACTAGAACACCAGTTCCTGTTGTGATAAATGAATATGATCTAGCATTACCTGTGGTATTCTCAGTTACAGTAAAGTTAAATGTAGTGTCGAGATAATCCGAAGTTACAGTACCACTCAATGTACCTGTTGCTGTATCCAATCCCAATCCAGATGCAGCTATGGCATCTCCACTAAGAGTATATGCTTCTAAGGTTGGTTCGGATGCAAAGGTAGTACCAGTTAAACCTAAGTCAATACTAACACTCTGACCATTAGTAAATGATCCTATAGCACCAGAGTTAGTTGTCCAAGTTACATTGGTATCAACATACGGGAAGAATGCACCACGCTTAGTGGTTAGTGAAGGACCCGTTTCATCATACTTAAAGTCAACACCACTATCTACTGGATAGTATATTACATTAGTATATGTACCAGTACCTGCAGCTTCTTGTGTATCTGTTTGAGATCTAAGTGTTACTGATCTAGAAATTACGCCATCAATACTTTCATGTGTTTTCTCCTCTGGTTTAACCAATGCCAAATAGTTTCCAGTACCACCACCTGTTGTACCTGCAGTAGCATTAGTAGAGTTCTGAACTGTAATAGTATTGTTAACAGCACTCTCTGCCTGAATGGTTAACCACCCACTCTGAGACAATGCAGCAATATCAATACCACCAACTGTCATACTACCTGTTGAACCTGATGTTCTTAACTGACACTTCCTACCAACATTACCAATAAAGTGAGAAGCGTCGGCTGGATCAAACTTAATAACAAGGAACTGAGATCCACTCAATGTTTCAAATGGATTGTCTATTAGTCTTCTATCATCAATACTATTAGTAGGGTAACTTGATACAGCACCTCTTGTTATATCTCCAGTTGCTCCACCAGTTCTAATAAATGTCTTGGCAAGACCAGGTAAATTATTTGTACTCAATGTATATCCATTCTTACCACACCATGCTGCAATAATACCTGTTACTAAAGGACCTGAGAATGATGTACCTGCAATGGTCTGATAGTTTGCAGCGTTTGTATATGGTGTATTAGCAGTCCAATCATATGCGGGTGTGAGAATTCTAGCACCTGGTGCTACAGTTGTTACACCTCCACCATAGTTAGAGAAGTCTGCCCACCTGTCATTATATTCAGATGCACCAACAGATATCTTATTCTGGTTTGTATCTACGTTGTTAATACCACCTGTACTGTTGTCTGCATAACCTGCAGTTCTAGTACCTGCAAT